GTTGGAGCGGTTCGGGCTTTTGCGGCGCGAGCGGCGTGTCGATCCACAAAAACGCCGCCAGAAATCGACGCGGTATATCCTCGCATTCGAGGAAGATTTTGACGTGGAAACTCCGCCCGAAACGGGGACTGTTACGCCCGTTCGTCAGTCCAAAAATGGCACCGGATCGAGTGCCGAAATCGCCCGATCTGAGGACGTGGAAAAGCGTGAGCCGTGTCTCAAAATGAGACACGGAGCCGTGTCTCAAAAACAGCCAAAGCCGTGTCTCAAAAAACGCAAAAGCCGTGTCTCAATTTGCGACACTAACCTTGTAAGAGAACCTGTAAGGAACCAGCGCACAAAAAATGCGGCGCTGTTTTTCACCGCCGATGAGCGGTTTGAGGCGAAGGAAATCTCCGAACGGATCGAGGCTGGGGGCAGGGTGGTTTGGTCCGCTGTGCCGAGAAGGGTTGGTGAGTGCTTGGTTGCGGAGGGCCTCATCTCGGACGGGGACGCCAAGTTGCTCGGGTTGGATTGCTGAGAATTTAGAAAGTGGGGTTTGGCGATGGACAGTTTTGAGCAGGCAGAGGGCGAGAAGCGTGTGAAGCGGGTGCTGATAGAGCCGCTGATGCGGCGGGGGCTGGCGAAGCCGAGCAGTTTGACGAAGGTGCAGTTCGACGAAATGGTCGAGGGGCTTTGCAAGCGGCTCGCGTATATGACCGAAATCAATCTCGGGGCGCTCGAGGAGCAGGTTGCGGCATCGCCTGCGGGCAAGGATCGCGATCGGCTGCCGATTGCCAACGTGATTTTGGATTGGGCGGGGAATATTCAGCCGCCGGTGGATGATGGATCGCCGTTGATCCGCGCGATCTTTGCCAATCCGCTCGGGCAGGATGCTTTGGCGGGGGGCTGGGCTCCCGAGCTTTTGGCGGAAGTGCGCAAGGTGCGGCGTTGGCCGGGGGCGTTTGTCGTCACGCAAATCAAAGAGCGGGCGCGGGATGCGCTGCGCCAGATGGAGGATCTCGATCGAGAGCTTGCGCGATGTGGTGATCTGCCTGAGGACAAGGCGCGGTGGCGCAGTGCGCGCTTGGCAGTCATGCAGAAATGCCGCGAGATCGGGGCGCTGTCATGACGGCTGCGAGTGACCGCTTGAACCGTGAGCGCAATTCCCTCGCGGCGATGATCGCGCGGGCGACGCCGCCCGAAAGTGTGTCGCCGATGATCCCGATTGCGCCTGCGCGCGGGCCTGCGGTGGTTGCGCCGCAATTTGAGACCGCGATCGTCGAGGGTAAAACCGTCCAGACGGCGACGACATTCGAGGGCGCGCATCCGGTGCGGGTGGCCGATGTGTTCGACCTCATGCGATTGCAGGCAAGCAAGCGCGGCGGCGGATCGACTTTGTCGCGTGAGCAAGAGGGCATCGGCCGCGATTATGCGGCGCTTGTCGAGCGGTGCGCGTCGGCGGGCGTGAAAGGCTCGTCATTTGAGCCAACGATTTCGGGCGGCGGTGGCGCGGGCGGATACTCCGAGGCGGTGTTGCAGGATTTCGCGGACCTGCGGGCGATGCGGCTCAAGATCGGTGACGGCGCGGCATTGGTCGCGGTGAATGCCCGTGCCCATTCGGACCGCGCCCGTGTCGGGATCAAGGTGCGATACCTCGTCGATCAAGTTTGCTTGGCAGATTGGCCGCTTTCGCGCGTGCTGGTGCGCTGCGGTTGGTCGGCGTCGTCGCGCAATCGTGCCGCGTTGCGAGACGTGCTGGCCAAGGCGCTCGACCGGATGGGCGGGCGGGATCTGGTCGACAATGAGCTCGAGGCAACCGAGGCCGAATTGATCGCTCGACGTGCTCGGATGCAAAAAGAGGATTGACAGAATGTCTACCGATCGTCAGAGCTTGGGCATCATCCACAATTGCGCCCGATGGAATCTTGATCCTCTCGGGCGTTGTCGTTTAGGGCCGATGCCCGCGACTAAACCCGCGACGGCCAAGCGCCGCGCGGTTTTTTGCTTTGGGTCCTCCGCCCTAGCCTTTCTTATAGGGGGCGGCGAAGGCCGTAGGTTCTGGCTCTCTAATCATTTAACAAAGCCTAAACGAGTGGAATGTTTAGGGAATTTAGCGCCGCGTGGCCTAAAATTGGCGGGGTTTGCGTCATGGGCCTGACGAATGCGGCGCTCGCGAAAGAGATCGGCGTGACGGCGGGTCGGGTGTCGCAGTGGAAAAGCGAAGGCAAGCTTGAGGGCTGCTTCTCGGGCGTGGGCCGCAATCTGCGCTATGATCTCGATCGCGTTCGCGCGGCGCTGGGGCGCACGCTCGATGCGGGGCAAATGCTGGGCAACGGGGCCGCGACCCGCAAGGCGCTGCGATCCGCGCCCGCCGATCTTCCCGAGGCCGCGCCCGTTGAAGCGGCACCGGCCTCACCGATCACGCCCGTCCCCGAGATCCCGACGAATGCCGCCGTATTGGCCGCGTCGCTCTTGCCGCCGCCCTCGACCGATTACGAATTGGCGCGAACCCGCAAAGCCGTCGAGGAAGCGCGCCGGTTGGAGCGTCAAAATCAGGTTGAGGAGGGCGCTTATCTGCTAGCCTCCGAGGTCGACTTGCTGGTCGCTCGTGCGCTTGGCCGCGAGGTGGCACAGTTCGAGACCGTTTTGCGCAACGGGGCGCGGGCGATCGCAGATCGGCTTGGCGTCGACTACCGCGAGGCCCGCGCGATCTTGCTCGAGCTCTGGCGCGCGCATCGCACCGAGCGCGCGAGCGAACTGACGGCTGAGGCCGAGGCCGCCAGTGCGGCGGGCCTGTCCGAGGCGGAGGCCGCCGCCGACATTTAACAGCAATCACCGCCGCAGGATCGGCGCAATCTCGAAAGGGCTCGACGTGCAACAGTTTGGAAAAACCACGGCGGCCTCTTTCGAGAGCGCGGCGATCTGTGCCGAGCGCGCGCTCGAGCTCGAGGCCGAGATTGCGACCCTCACGATCCGGCACGCGATCCCGCTCGATGTTTTGCTGACAACGGCCGCAAAGCTGCGCGGCTCGGTCTCTCGCCATGCGGTCGCCCTGTGCGCCCGCCGCGCTTGATCGCCGCACATGGGGTTTCTAGCTCCGGCCTCCGGGGTGATTTTGTCGGCCATGGCGGATGCGATTGCACCGCCGCCGCCGCCCGACGTCACCAGATGGGCCGAGGAAAACGTCGAGTTCGATGAACGGTCGCCTATTCCGGGCAAGTTCTCGATCAAGCGTTTTGCGTTCCTGCGCGATATTCACGACTGCCTTTCGCCCGAGCATCCGGCGCGGGAGGTGACGGTGCGCGGATCGGCGCAATGGGGCAAAACGGTCTCGGTCATTCAACCGGCGCTCGGCGCGTGGTTCTCTTATGGGCCGGTCGACGCTTTGGTCGTTCACCCGACGGGTTCGGCGGCGACCGAATGGGTGAACAATAAATGGTTGCCGATGCGGCGATCTGCGCCCGATTTGCGGCGCGTGTTCGGCGCATCGCGCGGCGAGAACCGCGACACGATGTCAAACCAAGAGACCTTAGCGCGGACGGGCTCGCTCAAAGTCGCCTCGGCCGGATCGCCCGACGATCTGACCGGCACCTCGCGCAAACTCGTTATTCTCGACGATCTGGCGAAGTTCGAGCAAACCTCCAAGGGCGATCCCGAGGCATTGGCCGAAAGTCGCGCCTCGGGCTTTGAAGATGCGAAGATCTTGCGGGTCTCGACGCCGTTGATCAAAGGCACCTGCCGGATCACACGGGCGTGGGATCGCTCGGATCAACGGCTTTTCTATGTGCCTTGCCCGCATTGCGGACATGAAGCGCCTTTGACATGGGAAAACTTCAAGCGCTCGCTTGATCCCGAGCGGCTGCATTCGGCGCATTTCACCTGCGATGATTGCGGGTGTGCGATCGGCCATGAGCACAAAGAGGCGATTGTTGCGCGCGGCCGTTGGGTGGCGACCAATCCGGGCGGCGATCATCCGGGCTTTCACCTGTGGCGGGCCTATTCGACGTTTCGGGATTGGGCCTCGATCGCGGTCGATTACGCACGGGCGATGGGCTGGCGCAACGTCTCGACCTCTGTGACGGCGGATGCGCTTGCGGCGACCGTGGAAGCGGAGACCGAGCAAACGTTTTACAATGACGTTGCGGGCCTGCCGTATGAGATGGCAACCGCTGGGCCGGATTGGGAAAAGCTGCGCGACCGCGTCGAGAATGCCGCCGAGGGCGATGTGCTGCCTCGGTCGATCGTTCCGGCGCGCGGGGTTATCCTGACGGCGGGCGTCGACTGCCAAGGCGATCGGATCGAGGTCGAGATCGTGGCGCATGGACGCGATCGGCAACGGTGGATCGTCGACTATCTGGTGATCCCGCATGAAATCTCGTCGCAAGAGGGGCGCGACGCGCTCGACGCGCTTCTCAAGGCACATTGGCGCACCGAGCGGGGGCTGAAACTGCCGCTTGATATGCTGGCGATCGACGGCGGCACGTTCACCGATGACGTTTGGTCGTGGGCGCGGCGGCATCCGTGGGGCCGCGTGATTATCGTCAAAGGGAGCAACTCGCAAAACGGGCCGATCATGGTCCCGCAACGGTTCGACCGTCGACCGGGGGTCAAAGAGCGCAGCAAGGCCGCGCAAAAGCGGGCGTGGATGCTCAACGTCTCGCAAATGAAGGGCGAGCTTTACGACAAGTTGCCCAAGGAAGACCCGAGCGAGCGG